TGACCCAGCATCCCACTCAACTAAAATACCTTTACCTATATCGTTTGGTCCTAATATTTTCATACTTTTTTTATTATAAATATGTTAGACCAACTCTTTTGTCGATTTACTCTTATGTACTTTGAAATAATTTATCCCTTTTATGTTGTCTTTGTAGACCGCTCTGAGTATGTCTTTTATTTTTTCCCTCAAGATTAGGGATTTAAAATCTGTTATCTCTTTAACGAATAAAGTTATTTCTAAGTTCATAAAACTCCTTTTACCTTTTTGAATTCCACTACTCCTTAAGTCTAAATCCACTATATTAAATTTCTCAAATGTTAAAGGGTCACAAATCTCATGTAATGTCTGTTTTATAGTTTTTTCTAAATAACTTGTTGCTCTTTCCCAATTATCAAATTCTTTTATGGGTTCTACCCACGTCTGTAATACAATATACAGTGATTTTAAATTTTTTGCATCTACCGTACCATAATGACATTTCACATCACTAAATAATTTTAGCTGTGATGTTTTTCCTTTTTTCATATTATAACATAACTTTAAAAGTTTATTTATTTAAATAAAATATAGTCTAATAATGGTAATATGTCAAAAACACATATTTATATTATATAAAACCGTATAATGTTAATAGTAAAGGTAAAAAATAAGAATATTGAAGCCGCTTTGAAGAACTATAAATATAAAGTTTATAGAACTAAACAGATGCAGAAAATCAATGAAAATAAAGAGTATACGAAACCTTCGGTTGAAAGAAGGGAGGAACACAAAAAAGCTATCTACTTAAATAAAAAAAGAAACGACCTTTAACTGTTAGAGTACCATTGGTCGAAAATATCCAAATTCTTTCTTATCTCAGCATCACTTAAAACTCTATTATATATAAGTAGTGTTCCCATTCTTATATCACCTCCTCGGTCACCATCTCCACTACCAGTAGAGGTAGAACCTAACCTTGGAAAACTGTGTGTGGTTCCGGAACCTAACGCATAAGTAGTGGCGTTTTCCGCACCGTTATACCAATTACTCGCAGTACCACTGTCAAAAACGGAAACCCAACTATTCCACTCTCCCACATTAAAAACATCCCCATCCTGCGCCTGCGCAAAGTAATCATGGTTACCCTCAGGTTCACCTAAACCGTTCGTTTCCGCCTCGGGCCAGTACTTTGTAGTACTACCATTTAAAGACCTCAACGCCATATAGTTAACGAACTTACCCCCGAAAAACGCTTGTGAGTTAGAGTATTGACTACCTCCATTATAATCGCTCCACCAATAGAATAAAAGTGTAGAATCTCCATTTCCGGCTCTTGATATTTCACTATCAAAAGTTAATACTTTTATATTTGATGAGTCATCTGTTTCAACCCTAAAGTAAGCAGGTGAACCTCCACCGGGATTAACCCACATAGATGCGTTTGTTAAAGTTCCGTCAATGTTATTTGTACTTCCTGAAGGTGCGATATTTGTCACCGCCGTTCCTGTACCTGGATAAGACGATGTTTTGTTCGGGTCCATATATAGGAGTAATCCATCTCTTACTACGTCACCATCTAATAATTGATTGTTGTTCTCTGCAATTGCGTCAGCAACTTGAGGTACGTTTGAAAATGATGTCCCCATTTTGTGATTATAAAATCTTACTAACTCAGTATCATTAGGGGGACAATTTATATAAGGACCATTTCCTGACGTATCATATCTATACCATGTATACCCACCTACTGGAGGGTTAATACCGATATACCACCCCTCTAAATCACCATAAGGAACGTTACCGATATTATTTGCACTCCATACATTACCATATTGGTCTGCGTCGTTTACGGTCGTATTAGACCATTTAAGATATTTTCTATCCGACATTACTCTTCAAATCCTTTAGTTCTTGAAAATTTCTCAAGTGTTGTGAATCCTAACCCAGCACCTACAATATACATCATACCGTCCCAAACGTATTTTTGTAGAGGAATATCCATAAATATATTTGCAACAAATGCAACACACATCATGAAAAATGCTACTATAGTAACAAATCTTTTTGATGATTTTTGACCATCAACGTCACCTAATAATGATGTGAAAAATTTTCTCATGAAATAAGTCCACTTTCTAATTTTCTTAATTTATATAAAGACGTTAAACTATTTTCCGACTCATTAATTTTATTAATAGTCTTTTGTAATTTTTCTTTTAATTCGGTATCGGTAGATTCGTTTAGGTTATTGTTTAACTTTTCTATTACTGAGTCTTTTGTGTTGGATATTTCCTCTTTTAATGATTTATCATCTAAAGAAATAAAATACTTTAACTCATTCTTATCTGACTCATTTAATGTAACATACTCATCATTAAATGTTTTAGTCGCAACTTTTAACATAGTTGATATAGGTAGATTAATTGATGTACTTTCTTTAACTACTATTGTTTTTAATAAATTGTTTTTAATCTTTAATTTAGACTCTAAAAGAGACTCTAAATTTTTCACAACGTTTTTAGTGTAGATTTGATAGTCAATATCGGGATATCTATTATCCACATTTTCTTTTAGTAACCCGTCAATCCATTCACCTAAAGAGTTAATTTTAGTTTGATTATTATCAATTAAATCTCTTAATTGTTCAAATGATTCTGATATATAATCATCAACTATACTTTCATTTAATCCCTTTTGTGACGATAACTCATCATATATGTAATAAGCTTCAGAAATAGATTTATCATCTATAACGTAATGTTTAAATTCTTTTAATCCTTTTTTAAAAATATTTTTTTTGTAATTCTTCTCAAAAAAAGTTTCGATTTTAGTTTTTATTAATCCGAATGAATTCATGGTATTTTATTTTATAAATATCAATCATTTAGTAATGCGTTCAATTTATCTTCAATTTCACCTAACGACTGTCTTCCTTTAGATAAGTCTAATGTAGTTTTTCCATTAATAAAATCATCTTCTAATAATATATCTAAATCTTTATTACTAATAAATCTTTCAGGAGTTATCTCCCCACCGGTATCACCACCGGTATCACCACCTAAGTCACCACCTAAGTCACCACCTAAGTCACCACCTAAGTCACCACCTAAGTCACCACCTAAATCACCACCTAAGTCACCACCTAAGTCACCAGTTGACATTCCTGCCGTATCACCTACTCCGGAGTCTGTTGTTTCGTCACCCATAGCATCACCACCTTCACCAGGTCTATCACCATATAACTTGTCTATATTAGCAAATATACCTGTCTTACTTATTACTTCAGATGTCTTTTCTAATTCAGCGGCAACTGCCTTTTCCATTCTTTGTTGTTGAATATCCAACTTAATTTCATCATCACTAAATCCAAGAATGTGTTTCTTAGCCCAAGACGATGAAACAGGTAGAATACCATTACCTGGGTCAGTAACCGCATCTCTATAAAGTTGTATTTTTTGTGTCCATTGCTCCATCTTTAATAAGTCTGCCTGTGCAGACGGATTAGTTAATCCTAAAGTAAAGTTACCCAATTCATCTTCAAAACCTAAAAGATATAGATGAACTATAGCAATTTTGTTAAGTTCTTGAACCATAGATTTCTGTATTCTATTTATAGTTCTAGCAAACCTAATATCTTGTAAAGATAAGCTTTTACCATCTCCAACTACCTCTTCAAAACCTAAGAAAGCTTTAGGCACCCTCAAAGAAGTTAATAATTTTTTTTGTATATACTCAATATCGGCAATTTCAGATAGGTTTTGAGCCCCTGGTAATGTATCTATAGGATTAGGTGCGTTAGGGTCCCTAACGGGAATAAAATAGTCTTGGTCGACAGCCATTTGATTATATCTTAAGTCCACATTTCCATTGTTTGAATCGACTACCTGGTCTCTTTTGAACTTATTAGCCACTCGTTGTACGTAAGGTTCGACATCCTTATCATCCATATTACCTACAAATATCTTAAATACTCTTCTTTCGGGAGCTCTAGACGTTCTGTAAATTAACATAGCATCTTCTGATAGTATCAACTGTTTCCAAAT